AGACCATGTAGTAAGCGAACCAACTTGAGTAAATGACGTTATTTGTGTAGTATCTCCTAATCCTAATTGGCCATTACCATTCTCGCCAGTCGCCCAAAGCGTACCATCGGTTTTGATGGCCATAACATATAGTTGTCCAGCATTAATTTCCGACCATGTTGTATCTGAGCCTACCTGTGTCAATGATGTTACGTCAACCGTATCCCCTTGCCCTAATTCTCCACGGTAGTTTGCGCCTATATCATATAATGAACCCATAATTTACCCCAAACTCTGCCATTCATGCCATTGGCCTGAGTTAGTATCCATAACCCATGTTTTTAATTCAGTTGGAAAGTTTAATACATAAAAAGTTCTGCCTTCAAGTGTATATGAAAAAGCAGTCGCATCATTTGTCGTTGTATATGTGCTTATTTGGTAGTTAATTGCTTCTGGTGATATTACCTCATATTGATACCCTTTGTTCCTTACTACTGTCTTTTTATGTGTAAACCAATAAACTGTGCCATCTATTTCAACAATGGAACCTATAGAAGCGCATCCAATATCTAATGTCGCACCAGGAATTCTTTCAAAAGGGAAGTCAGGATTGCCTGAATTATAATACGGCTCTGTTGATACACCACCGAACAACCATATATTTTGACGTGTAGTCCCTATGCCAACAAGTTCATCAGGGACAGACTCTGCAGTTGCAAAATCAAGCGCATCCCAGCTTGTACCATCATAACTTGCAGAAATCCATATCCTGCCTGTCCCTGATTCGCTTACGATAAAAAAACTATCGAAAAAAACACAAGTTGTTGCTGCAATAAAATCGGAATCGGTTATATCTGCCAACGCTCCGGTTGTAACAATATGGCCATTGGCTGTGCCATCAACAATTAAAAGCTGTGTGCCATTGTCAGCCGTGGAAACATGCCCTGTGGATGTTGTAATAGTGCCAAGAGAAGTAAAAACGCCTTCGGTTGTTATTTCGTATACTGTGGCATCAACTATAGCATACATATAATCACCCATTACATGTAATTTTCTTACAATAGTTCCGCCAGTAGCAACAAATTCTTCAAGACCTGGCGTGCCATACATAGCAATAACTTCCTTGCCTTCATGCTGGTCGTATACAGGAAATAGATTTATACTTTGCTGGGCGTTTATGCTTTTAGAGCGTCCTTCGTATGCGCCGCCGAGAAATGGTATTTTCATATTAATTTAGTCGTTATTCTCCGGTTAAAATTGAATGCGATCTCGAATTGTTTTTAACTGAATTTGTGTTAATCGTTCCTACTGGCATTTTTAATAAATTTGATCTTTTCGCAGCTTTATATGTACTTTGCGCCAAATATTTTACATCATTAGATAATTCGCTGCCATATTCAGGTGCAATCCTTTCAGCAAGATTAAACTTTATAGCCTCTTCATAAACCCTTGGTATTGCCATTGTAGCAGAAGCATCGGTTATCTCTGCAAGGTTCTTTCTTGAAATCAAATATAAAGTATATGCTTTATCAGGCGTTGAATATAGATATATTTTTCCTGTTGTATCTAAAGCATCATAAAATAAATATTCAGGAATTGCCTCTGCTGTTTTATAAGAAATTTTTTCCCAATATTCTTTTTGGTTTATTATATCAATAGGGTAATCAACATTATCATATCGTATAAGAGCATAGTCTATAGCCTCTGGATATACAGTGTCAAAATCAGCTCCCGATCCAATGGTATAAGAATTTGTGCTTGCAACCAAAGAAAAACTTTCGGTTACAGTATATGGCACTGAAACACCATTGGAAAACCATGCGCCAAGCATCATATTCAAAGCTTCAAGCCCTATTGTAGAATCTGCTGTTGGTGTTGTTTCGCCTTGTGCCACAACCCCTACTAAACGTAATGCACTATTTATCAAGCTTGTTGCGTTCATGTTCTAATAAATCCCTTAAAAGATCATCTTTTAATACGTTTTTTTCAACAAAAACAGACTCACTGCGTGCATATTCTATAAGGTCTGATCTGATCATGTTCTTAAGATTTTTTATGGTACTATGTACAAACTTGTTCTTCATAAACTTATTAATATCTATTACTTTCCAACCTCTTTTTTCTTGTACTTCTGAAATTGATTCAACTGGTAAAATCCCATGTCTTGGGTGCTGGATATATTCCATATTTTTTCTCCCTATCTAATTCTTTGCCCTACTGCGTATCGTTTTTGTATACCCATAGGTGTAATATTAAAACCAAGTTCTTTAATATTGTCTGATAAAACCCCGCTACCGTAATCATCTATTAAAATAGCTGCGTCTTCTGTAATCTTGCCACGAACAAAATCTGATATTTTGCTTCTGCTGGCTATTTCTCTTGCAGGACCATCACAAACTATCATGCTAAACAATAAATCATCTACATACCCACTTGTATCATACCAATCGTCTTTTATGCCCCTAAACTCCAATCTTACAGAATCAAACTGCGCTGCATCCAATATCTTTTTAATATTATCATACCATTTAATATCGTTTTCAAAAGAAACGGTTTGTTTCCCAAGCGCCCCCAAAATAAGTGTAGACAACCCACTGCCACTCTCGAAAACAGCACCATCCCGATCCTTAATTATTTCATATAATGCTATTAATTGTTCTTCACTTAAAGCCCATTTGTTGCCCCATGTCTCACAAAGTCTGTAAATATTTTCTTCAACATTGTCATTATTTTTAATATTATTTAACAAGCTCACTATGTATTGTGTATTAAGGCCAGCCCTCTTCCTTAGAAAATCGCCAAGCCTACCAGCCCATTCCGTTTGACCGCTATGCCCAAAAGACATTTCGGGGTCGATATAAATTTTGCCACCTATTTCTTTCCATTTCCTGCAAAATTCATAGTCGCCACCAAGCCTTCTGTGTTCAATTACTGTGCGTTCAAAAATTATAGGGGTAAGCATCCTGTAGCCATAGTCCTGTTTCGACTTAAACTTGACAGCATTTTCATAAAGCTTTTCTATAACAGCCTTACGTATTTTTAAAAACCCTGTAGGGACGGACTCAACCTCAATCAACCCGTTCTTATCCGCCCATATTTCACCATCAATAAATCTAACAGGAAAATCTTCATCATCCTGCTTCAATGGGTAAATGCCAGCAACAACATCTTTGTCATGTAAAATGAGCTTAACAATATCTTCAGGGGTAAATCTCACATCAGTATCGACAAAAACCAATTCAGTGCATTCTGACTCAAGAAAATCCCTAACTAATCTGTTCCTTGCATCATCAACATGGCAATTACCATCAAATATTTCAAGTTCACTTTCAATGCCATTGGTGATTAATGCTTCCTTCGCTCCAAAAAGAGAAGAAAGCATTGTAGCAGCGATGTTGCCATTTGACGGAACGGCAATAAACACTCTATGCTTTGCCGTTCCACCAAATACGCCTTTGCTTTTAATAATTCGCATTAAGCAGCACCACTAATTAAACCTAATGTTACAAGCTCCGACCTTAACTGATTTGTTAAAACGATCAGTGCGGCTACATCTGTGGCAAGCGCCGTAGTCGTAGCAGTAGTGGTTACAGTAGCAGTAACCGCAGCCTGGCTTGCGCTTGATGGCTGCACCACAGGTGTCGAGCCATAAAATGCGCCCTTTTCTGTTGACGTTCTGATAAACACTGTCCCATCAGGCCGTCCATCTCCTATATATTCATACTCTGCCATTGTTTAATCCCCTTATTTTGTCTTATTAGTTTGTCATTCTTACTGCCCATTCAGGCCGCAAAAGTTTCCATCCATAAAGTATATCAAGTCTTAAAAGCATTTCATCATTCTTTATGTCTGAACCCTGCCAAACCCTAATAGCAAGCCCTTCTTTATTTCGCCTTACACATCTGATTGCATCATCCATTAAAGGTAAATCGGCAGTAACAAAAGTCGCAAAATCCTTGTGATACATAATACTTTGAGAATACGCCGTAGATGCACTACCTGAAATAAGCGCAGCCCCGCCATTTGTAGGA